GTTTATTAACCAGTGGTTAAAACGTCATAAGGTACCTGTTAAGGTCATGCAAGTTGATGAGTTTGATGATGGTGATGCCGCATACAAGTTACTGATGCGTACAACTCATCCACAGTATAAAGACGGTGAAAGAATAGTAGATGAAAACTTTGCTGACGGCAAAGTGAAAGGCAAGAGTAGACCCGGCCGAGTAAAGAAGGCAGGAGCCAGTTGCAAAGGCTCAGTGAGTAGTCTCCGTGCAAAAGCAAAAAAATACAGCGGTGAACGTGGTAAAATGTATCACTGGTGTGCCAACATGAAGGGCGGAAGGAATAAATAGTATTATGCTTATTAAAGATATTATAAACGAAACAATGGCAGGCGCAATAGCAGGTGTTGCTATGCCCATGGGCAAAATGATCAAACGCAAAAATCCATCTGTGTTTCCTAAAAAGAAAAAAAACGAAGATGCTACAGGTAAACAAGAGGACGAGTTCCACAAGAAGTTAGACAAATTGGTTCATAAAACATTTGGTCACAGCAGTGACGAAAAGAAAAAGAAGAAGAAAACTAACGAAATCAGTGATTTTAAGAAACGCGAACTTGAATATGAATTACGCAATGAAAAAAATAATTATGCTGTAAAAATAAACGGCAAAGTATGGAAAGTTGTTGCTTCTAGAAGTCAAGCTCAAAAAATGGTTAGAACTCTGCAAAACAGAGGTAAAGATGCTAGTTTTGTTGAAACAGGAATGCCATTAAGCGAAGGTGCCAGCAGAGAAAAAGCAGTAGAAATATTAGTTGCATTAGTTAAAGAAAGAGGCTTAGACAACTTTGCAAACAAAGATGAAATAGAATCATACATGGCAGATAACATGCCAGCATTTTATCAAGGCAGAGATACAGGTAAAGCAATAGAAGATGCTGTAGCAAAACTAGACATAGATGAAGGCAAAAGCCCACACAAAAAAGGCACTAAAAAATACAAAGCACATATGGCCGCAATGCATGCCGGTGGTTAATCATGAGAGCAGTTAAGTGTAAAGATGGTATATTAAGTTTTATCAACAGAGATGAAACCCGTCTTTTCAATAAAATAGATTTTGAACAGTTTTGTCCGATAAGTAAATTTGACGAAAGAACTCGATACATGGCTGAAGACATGTACTGTAGAAATATACTACAAAAGGTCAGAAAAAATGATGTTATTGGCTTCAAGATCTACCCACAAAAAAGTAAAATTGAATAAAAGAGTTATAAGCAAAAAATTAGACAACATTGCAAAAAATGTTGCTAAACGTGGTGTCTTTGTAATTTCATACAATGAAAGTACTGGTATGTTTGAGATTATAGAGGCTGTTACAAAAAGGGTAGTATTGACACACCTTCCTAATAAAAACCTTGCTAACGTGCTCTGTGTGCGTCTAAACCAGCAAAAATTACATCAGACGACAATTAGAGAAGGACATTTATTTAGACGTCCTCAAACAATAATTAACAAATATGTTGATCTCAAAAACGAATGCATGTTTTATAGACACACCATGAAAACTACAAAAGATGATTTTCGCTTTGAATCCACTCGCCACAGGTTGATTGAAAGTGTTCTCAGACAAAAACATGCTCTACAGCAAGTAAAGAATCTATTCTAAGTCCTTTTACAATTTTCAATAAAATGATAAATAAGTACTATTACAGTTATGAATAGGAAACCACTATGTTATTAAATCAATTAAATCCAACACCTAACGTTAAGTTAGGCAAAATTACTAAAATGTTGGGCGAAGAGTTTGGTGTTTCTTTCAAGAAGTCATTTTTGCCAAAAAGAAAATTACTTGAACTTAAAGAAACTGCTAATTTGGCTGTAGTCAAACTTCGCAACAGCAATAAAAAGTTTCAACTAGAACCTGAGTACGCAAAGTTCTTGGGTATCAGAGATGCCATTGACACTATGTTATTGGAAGGTATGTATGCTGAGTCTCCAAAGTATATGGAAATGAAAGGCATGATCAGTGACAGTGTTCGCACATTAATGGACAGCGGCTACACTATGGACGAAGCATGTGGTGAATGCATGAATCGTTATAGAATGGATAATCGTTTTGCATATGACGATGATCACATCAAGCACATTATTATCAAAGCGGCAAAAGATTATATGGACGAGTGTGGAAGTGGTTCAATTATGTCAAGTGTTGAGAACCAAGCAGATACTGAACTTAACGAACGTCTATTAGCAGAACTTGCTAAAGAGATTGGTATCGAAATGGTAGACACTAGCAGTTATGACGCTATTGAAGAAAAGTTAGGCTTATTTGCAGAAGTATCAGGTAAAAGCAGAGACGCAGTGGTTGGTTTCCTTAATGGTCTCGACGAAGATGCTATGGTAAATGGTATTCAAATGTTTGGTCGCAAAATTGCAGAAAGAAAATTAAATGATAGCATTCAATACATGCACAAACTTAAAGCAGATGGTAAGAGCATAGAAGAAATTGCAAAAGAACTTGGCATGAAACCAGAAGAAGTTAAAGATGCAATGAGTAAAACTGAGTCCGTAAAAGAAAATAAACAAGACAAAGTCAAAGAAGCATTTGACAGCATGTTTGATGATATCTTAAGTGAAATGATTGCTGAAGAAGTAAACGTCGAAGAAGCAGAAGTTGTTATGGCTGTACGTGCATTAGCAGATGATATTCAAGATCAAGTAGAAAGACTAGGTCGTATGATGAACGAAGACTTACCTGCTATTGCTGATCAAGTACGTGGCGAAATGGGTGCTGATAAAGCACTTAGTTTCTCTGATAACATCAACGGATTATTATCACAACATCTTGAAGCAAGTAAAGCAATTAAAGCAGGATTTGATCAAGCAGTTGCAGAACTATCTGGTGATGCTATGCCGGCAGATGGAGCATTAGGCGACACTGGTGAATTAGGTGGTGACATGGATTCAGACTTAGGGTTAAATGAGCCGCAAGATGATCTAGAAGATAACATTCCTGCAAGTGCTGGCCCTGAAGAAGAACCATTAGGTAGAGCAGAAATTTAATGCTAATTCGCGAAGTTACATTGTTGGATTATGCCAGCAAAGCCTGGGACGACGAAGTAGAAGATGCAATAGAAGATCTACTTTCGTCTGAGGTTATGACTCGCATGGATGCTAAAGAAATACCAACTGAAATGTTTCGCGATTTATTAGCAAAGAATGGATTTTTAATAGACTTAGACACACTAGTAAAAAAGGTACGTGACTCTGGATTTGCAAGTAGTGCAGATCATGAAAAAATTGTACCCGCAGATGAATTAAGTGGTGATGTTGAGACCGATTCTGAACCATCAGTTGATGTTGGTAAAATGGCAGGTGATCAAGCATTAGGTGACATTAAGGCGTAAACTATGGCAAGTATATTTACAAATGCTAAAGATGCAAGAATAGATACAAGAAATAATATTACTATTCATGGCGAAGTTCGCAGTATAGAAACTGCAATTTTAGCAAATGTGTCTGCTGGTGTGCTTTATGCAAATGTATCGTCTGGTACCACAATGACTGATAGCAATGCTTATTACAAAGCATACTTTAGTATTACAAATGATGCCGCAAAGGTAGATCAATTAAACTACGTCAAAAAATATTTCACAGATTTAGGTTATGGAGTAAACATCAAGCAAAATGATACTCAAACTATAATCTGGAATATATCTTGGTAATCAATAATTACATAAAACAGTATCTATAACTACTATATATTATTAGTGGTTGATAAATTATTATGAGTAAAATAGACGTGTGGTTCGGCGATAGTTGGGTCATCGGTACAGGATTGTACGATGAGATTTTTCAACAGGATAAGTCTATGACGCCTGAACTTCATTACCAGCGATTAAAACAAACAAAACAATTTCCTAATTTAACCAGAGATTGGTCTCATCCAGAATATTCATTTGCAAGTTTAACAAGCAAAAGCAGAGACGTTGATTTTATAAACTATGCTTTCCCTGGTGGTTCTATGGAATTTCAATTGTACAACATGACAAAATTCTTCAAAGAAGTTTATCAGCCTGATGTAGAATACACATTTTTCTTTTGTGTAAGTGGAACTACTAGAGCATTTTTTATAGATGATATTGAGTATAAACATTATCATGTACATCCTAATGGCCAATTAAGCAAAGAAAGCAATCATAATTTTTTAACAGATAAATGGGACACACCATTTTTCTTTGAGTACAATAACACTAGAGTGCTTAATCAGGTAATATTTCTTTGTAAAAATTACAATATAAAATTACATCTCATACAGACTTGGGAGCAGTTCACACCATCAAAACACATAGATGTTTTTGATTTATCAACCAAATATCTGCTCCCAGGCACTTTATTCAAAGAAACATTTGGTGTAGAAGCATATGAAATTTGGTATACTGATAATGAAATTAAAAACAAATATATAAATGATTACCATGTAAATTTATTAGGTCATAAAAAACTGCATGAAAAATTGATGGAGTTACTAGATGAAAACTAATCATTTATTTTTTGGAGATAGTTGGGTTATAGGTTCTGAACTATATAAGGAAGAAACATTGCGAAGACCAAAGAATGGTAGGAACGTAGAAACATTTGCTAGTGCCTTTCTTTCTCTAAAATATGTTCCTAATGCTACATTTGGTTATAACATGCCTAATTTTGTTTTTGGGAGAAAATTCAGTGATATGTTAAATGCTAAACATTGGAATTTTGGCTTCAGTGGCGGCAGTATTTCTTTTTCATTGTATAATTTATATGAGTGGATACAACAATATCCAGCAGAGTTAGTGCATAACAATATAGTGTTTTTAGGTACAACAGCACAAAGCAGAGACTATGCAAGAACAGATGAAGATCATTGCCACTATCATCAAAATATAAATAGGCATGCAGAAAATCATAAAGTGTATTTCAAAAACAAACTTAAACCTGTATACCCATTCAGTGAATACGAGACAACTAAAACAATAAATGAAATGTACCTTCTTTGCAAAACACATAATATAAAATTTTATATTTTTAATGTGTGGGGACCAATACACATCAATGAGGAAATAAACCTAGTGCCAGATGAGTGTTGGCTTACCGAAAAAACAAATGCACTTTTTGATTTGACAACAGGAACAAATTTTGTTGATATATTGGGTATGCCAGTAACAAAAGGCACAACCGAAAATGAATATGAGTCTATAGAATTTGTAGTTGACAAAAGCCATCCTGCACATAAAGAATATATACACCCTTGTCAATTCCACCCTAACTTACATTGCCATGAACAAATGGCTAACAAACTTTTGGAGATTTTTAATGCTAGTTGAAAAATACAAATACCCTGAACTAAGGCGTATACAAACTAAACAGGGCAGACAGTATGTTGATGAGTCTGAAAAACCTGTACCAAGTGTAACCACTATCTTAAGCGATACAGGAGATAAGACTGCTCTTATAGCCTGGCGTAAACGTGTCGGTGAAGAAGAAGCAAACCGCATAAGCAGAGAAAGTGCAGGACTCGGAACCAAAGTACATAATGCCTTAGAAAAATATGTTCTAGGTGAAGCATGGGAAATAACTGGTAATAATCTCATCAGCATTATGGCAAAGCAAATGGTTGATAAAATGGTCAGAGATGGCATGAGTCAAATTGATGAACTTTGGGGTGTTGAAGTAGGTCTTATCAGCGAAGGGCTTTATGCTGGCACCAGTGATGCTATTGGAATGTGGAATGGCAAACCTGCAATTATTGATTTCAAGACCGCTAAAAAAATCAAAAAACGTGAATGGATTGAAGACTATTTCATGCAAGGTTGTGCTTATGCATTAGCACACAATGAAATGTTTGATAGCAAAATTAAACAAGTTGCTATACTCATGGTAGACAGAGAAGGTCAATATAAAGATTTTGTGATTGAAGGCGATGAATTTGATCACTATTGCGAACTATGGGGCAAACGTCTGCTAGAATATTATTCACAAAAGTGATAAATACTGTTAAGCAATTGGAGACTTAGCAGTGGCAGAAAACGACAAAACTATAGTATCTAGAATACAACACAGAAGAGGACTTAAACAAGATCTCCCACAACCTTTACGACCTGGTGAAATTGGCCTAGCGGTTGATAGTAAGCAAGTTTATATTGGTCATGATCCTAACAATCCTAACTCTGTTGATCTCAGTACTACTAGTTATATTGAAAATACTGTAAGTGGCAGAGACCATGTAATTAGTATTGCAAACAATAATATTATTGCATTCACTGTTCCTTTTTACTTTATTAAAAAAGGAGAATTTGATGGTACACAATTTTCTGATTCTGTTGAAGCAAAAGAAGTTCGTTCACTTTTAACTGGTTTAGATTCGGGCGATAAAACAGAATTCTATAATATGAGTTCTCAGTTTCCTGTATTCAGCACAGAAACTACAAACAGTGTACATTTACTAGCAAATGCTGATGTAAATGGTTCAGATACATTTGTAGTAAACAATGCAGGTAATCCAGCAGACTTTGACGGCATACGTATTGGTGATTTTGTAAATGGTACAGAAATCAGCGGCAATCAAGTTAAAGTTCTTAATATTGTAAATGATGGATTTAATAATTACACAATTACTCTTAACCAAGCACAAACTCTAACCCAGAACTCCAACATAGAATTTATACCTAACAGCATTGTAAATAATTACAACACTGATACTTTTAAGAGCACAGATGTTATTGTGAGGAAGAATGGTATTAAACTTATACCAGAATCAAATTCTTCTATTTTAACTGTGCCTAGTGCAAATGCTGATTACGTATTAAATGCAAGTAATATTACTTCTACAGGTTATCATACACTGACTCTTAGAACTGCACCTAGTGTAACAGATGATGTGTCTCTTTGCTATTACAGCAATGCAAATGTAAACTTGGCACTAACTGGTGTTAACGGAAACATATCCGCTACCAATCAAGCAAACAGTTTTTATGATGCTTACAGCATTCCTTATTACAGAAGAATACCAGAACAAAACATCAGAGTAAGCACTAGTTCGGGTACTGGATTTTTTGCATTAGAAAATAGACATATTGCAGTATTTGCAGACGGTGCAAACATTTCAAGCACCACAGGACTTACACTTGGTTCTTTTGTTATAGGCAGAGAAGATCAATATTACGATGCTGACGTTACAGGTAATACAAGTACAAATTTTGGCAGTACTAGTACTCCAGAAAGATATACTGTAGATTTTGATAATGCAAACTTCAATGACATATTCAGTGTTGATGGCGGAACGTACAGATACAACAAAGCAAAAATAACAACACCTAATGTAAATGATTATCTCAATAATAAAATGTTTGACGTAGCAACTATAGACAGTACTGCTAAAACATTAGATATTAACATACCAAAGTCATCATGGCAATTAGTGAGATTTGGTACTGCTAATTTAATTACTAGTCAAGCAGGTGAAACAAATGTATCAGTTATAGGTTCTGATAGTAAGTTTGTAGAAGGATTAGCAACAGGGCATTTTGTGCGTATGGTTAATTCTGCTGGAGATTTACACGATTCTATTTTTGAGGTACAATCAATAGATTCACTTAATAACTCATTTGTAATTGAAATACAAAATGGTATACTTGGTGGTAACACTGCAACTATGTCAGCAAACATTGCTAACGTAGGATTTATTGACCATGGTATAGGAAGTGCAAACGTAGATACTGGTTTTACACTTTTAGTTCCTGATAATGAATTCACAAGTTTAGTTTCAAGTGTTGTAATTACAACTGATAATGATGGAACAATAGTAAACACTACTTCAACAATTGACGCAGATCAAACAACAGCAAATACTGTGTTTGTTACTAATGGGGCAATGAAATCAGGTTCCTCAGCCCAAATAGGTTCTAATGGTGAATTGATGCCAGTACTTGGGGCAAGTTACACAGGTACAACTAAAGCGGCTCCTGTGTTGTCAATTGATTTATCGAGTGCAAGTAGTATACAAGACGCTATTGTTATAGTAAATAGATCATTAGTACAAACAACAAGTGGTGGTGCTAATACAAGTATTTTCCCAACAATGAATTGGAGTATACAGGAAGATAACAGTCTCAATAAATTATATGTTTCTCAGAGACCTAGTTTATCAAGTGTGTCAGCAGGTGGTATTTCTTTCTCATTATATGAGGACAAAACAGTACCAACATTAAGTGTATTAGGTTTGTCACCAGGCACATATGATAGAGCAAATAATACTGTTAGGGCAAAATTAGAAACATGGCTAGATGGTTTAGTCAAAGACAGAGATGTTAATATGTTTGTTGATGTGTTTAGTGGTGGTCCTCTATATGCAAGTGGATTAACACATATTAATAATAACTTAGCAGATTCATTTGATTTAGTTATAGATACAACATACAATGAAATAACTTTTGCTACCAGAGAAGAAGCAGGTTTCTACAATGAGTTAACAAATAAGATTTACAATCAGAGTCCAATAGACAGAGAAACTGATACATCTGATGGTACAAAAGGATTGCTAAATCTAAAAACCAATTTAGAACTACAAACCAGAGAAGCCGCGGCCTTTGGTGAAACAACCACAACATACAATTCATTAACTATTGAGCCAATTTTATTAAGTGATGGTGCTAATGCTAAATTGTTTGGTATTGGTGTTGGTGTATTTAATAGTTTTGTATTAGATTATACTTTAACAGAAAAGGCAGGTTCTGCAAACAAGTACATGAGAATAGGAACAATGACTGTTACTGCAAGAACTGATTTTTCAGATCCAGCAAATGCAGTTGTGTTAAATGATACATTCTCAAGCAGTTATGAAATCTCATCAAGTGATCCTATTGTAGAACCACAATTTGAAGCAGTATTAAATGGTGACGAAGTAGAACTTAGACTACAAAATCAAATCGTAGATCCAAGTGTTACACCATTTACATATACAGCACACAATATTGGTGCAGAGTTAAGATTAAAATATATTATTAGACGTTGGTCAAGTACATCATAAATGTTTTTACCCACACATTCAAGCTCTGACAGATTAAGAGTTTGGAGACAGTACAGAGAAAATTTTCCATCTGATGGCACTATAGAAAAAGTGTTAGTAGACTTCGCTAAGATAAAAATACTACCCCGCTACTTAGATTATTATAGTAATAAATGGCCTTCTGTGTTTGAAATAGTCAATGAGGGTTATTTTTGCCAAACAGGTGTGAGCCTAATAATGGCAAACACACTTAAAAATTTGCAACTCATAAACTGCGATCAAATGCTTTTCAGAGGCATAAGTAATCATATAACAGGAGTGGATGGAGCAGTATTTTTCCATGATGGTTACTGCTACAATTTCTTACCCGAAGAGGTTGTTACTGAACAATATGCTTTAGATAACTGTACAGTATTTGCTTCATATAATATAGCACTAGATAACTAAACCACTTGACAAGATAAGTATAGTAGTATAAAATACAACTGTATATTCAACTGGTACACACAAGGAAACACATGTCAAAACACATACAGATCACTAAGAGAGATGGAAGGAAAGAAGATCTCGAACTTGAAAAATTACACAAAGTTGTTTTTCATGCATGTGATGGAATTACAGGTGTAAGTCCCTCAGAAGTAGAAATAAAAAGCCACATTCAATTCTATAGTGGTATTACAAGTAGCGATATTCAAGAAACACTGATTAAAAGTGCCGCTGACTTAATTTCTGATGAAGCACCTAATTATCAGTTTGTTGCTGGTAGGCTAATTAATTATCATTTACGTAAAATGGTGTACGGTACATTTACACCGCCGTGTTTGTGTGACATCATACAAGACAACATTGACAGAGGTTTCTATGACAAAGAAATCCTTGAGAAATATACAAAAGAAGAAATTGACGAACTTAGTGATTACATAGTTCATGGACGTGACGAAAACCTCACGTATGCGGCTATGGAACAATTCCGTGGCAAGTATCTTGTGCAGAACAGAGCAACAGGTGAAATTTTTGAAACACCTCAAGTTGCATACATGTTGATTTCGGCAACACTGTTTAGCGATTATCCTGCAGAAACAAGATTACAAACTGTTAAGGATTATTATGATGCAATCAGTTTACATTACATTTCTTTGCCTACTCCTGTTATGGCTGGTGTACGAACTCCGCAACGCCAATTCAGTTCCTGCGTTCTCATCGAAAGCGATGATAGCCTTGATAGCATTAATGCTACTACCAGTAGTATTGTTAAGTATGTAAGTCAGAAAGCAGGCATTGGCATAGGAGCAGGCAGTATTAGAGCAATTGGTTCACCTATTAGAACCGGTGATGCAACACACACAGGTGTTATTCCTTTTTACAAGTTATTTCAAAGTGCTGTAAAAAGTTGTAGCCAAGGTGGTGTAAGAGGCGGAGCCGCTACACTATACTACCCTATTTGGCACTATGAAATTGAGGACATGCTGGTACTAAAGAACAACAAAGGCACAGAAGAAAATCGTGTACGTCATATGGACTATGGTGTGCAGTTTAACAAACTGATGTATGAGAGACTGCTCAGTGGCGGCGACATCACATTGTTTTCTCCGCATGATGTGCCGGGATTATATGACGCATTCTACGCAAACCAAGACAAGTTCAAAGAAATATACGAAACAGCAGAACGCAATACACGCCTACGCAAAAAAACTATCAAAGCAATTGACTTGTTTAGTGCATTTGTACAGGAACGTAAAGATACAGGTCGTGTGTACTTGATGAATGTTGACCATGCTAATACTCACAGCAGTTTTGATGAGAGTGTTGCACCTGTTAAAATGAGTAACTTATGTTGCGAAATTGACTTACCAACTACTCCTTTGGAAAGTGTAAATGATCCTAATGGTGAAATAGCATTGTGTACTTTAAGTGCAATCAATTGGGGCAAGATAAAGACTGTACAAGACTTCCAGAAGCCTTGCGAACTTGCTGTAAGAGGCTTAGACGCACTCTTAGACTACCAAAAGTACCCTGTATTGGCGGCACAATTAGCAACAGAAAAGAGACGTCCACTGGGCATTGGTATTATCAACTTTGCATTTTGGTTAGCAAAAAATGATACTAATTATCAAAATCCTAATTTGGAACTTGTCGACGAGTGGGCAGAAGCATGGAGTTACTACTTGATTAAAGCCAGTGCTGATCTTGCAGTTGAAAAAGGTGCTATACCAGGCATTGCAGAAACAAAATATGGAAAGGGTATTACACCTAACCAAACATACAAGAAAGAAGTAGACGAACTTATTAAGCACAAAGAACGCATGGATTGGAAAGGTTTGCGTAAGCAGTTAGCAGAAACTGGCATTAGGAATTCAACACTAATGGCACTTATGCCTGCAGAAACTTCTGCACAGATTAGTAATAGCACAAACGGTATTGAACCGCCACGCAGTTATGTTAGCATTAAGCAAAGCAAACATGGTGTGTTAAAGCAGGTTGTACCACAGTATGCTAAACTCAAAAACAAGTATGACTTACTGTGGGATCAAAAGTCACCAGAAGGTTACTTGAAAATTTGTGCTGTATTACAAAAGTATATCGACCAAGGTATTTCGGTAAATACTTCTTATAATCCAGAACACTATGAAGACGAAAAAATTCCAATGAGTGTTCTACTACAACACGTCATCATGTTTTACAAGTATGGCGGAAAACAACTTTACTATAATAATACATACGATGGACAGGGAGAAGTTGACATCGATAAGTTTGATGCCCCATTGCCCCAGTCAGAAATCACAGACGATGAGGATTGCGATAGTTGCAAAATTTAACAATGACAGTATTCAATGCTAAAAAAAGAGATCACACAAAAAACAAAATGTTTTTTGATGGCGGCGTCAACCTGCAACGTTATGACACATTGAAGTACAGACAGTTTGATAAACTAACTGACAAGCAGTTGGGTTTCTTTTGGCGACCAGAAGAAGTTGATATCAGCAAAGACAGCAAAGATTTCAAAGATCTCACTGAGCATGAACAACACATTTTTACTAGTAATTTGAAACGACAAATATTGTTAGACAGTGTTCAGGGTCGTTCACCTAATTTAGCATTATTGCCAATTGTGAGTTTACCAGAACTGGAAACATGGATTGAAACATGGGCATTCAGTGAAACAATCCACAGTAGAAGTTACACGCACATTATTAGAAACATTTATGCAGACCCTAGTAAAGTGTTTGATGAACTATTAGACGTTAATGAGATTGTGCAATGCAGTGACAGTATCAGCAAGTATTATGATAACCTCATAGATATGAATGATCCAGAGGACAAAGAATACGGCAGTTACGAGCATAAAAAAGCATTGTGGTTAGCACTAATGGCAGTAAATATACTAGAAGGTGTACGTTTTTATGTTTCATTTGCTTGTAGTTGGGCATTTGCCGAATTAAAGAAAATGGAAGGTAATGCCAAGATAATTAAATTGATAGCCAGAGATGAAAATGTACATTTGGCTAGTACTCAACAGATGCTGAAGTTTTTGCCACAAGACGATAAAGACTTTGCAAAAATCAAAGCAGAATGTGAGAATGAATGCATTGAAATGTTTATGAGTGCAATCAGAGAAGAAAAGAATTGGGCAGAGTATTTGTTCAAAGATGGTTCAATGATTGGCTTGAATGCACAACTTCTCAAAGAGTATGTAGAATGGATTGGTGCAAAACGTATGAGAGCAGTTGGATTAACTGCACCGTATAGTGTAAGTGCAAGTAACCCGCTACCTTGGACGCAAAAGTGGATCTCAGGTGGCGAAGTACAAGTTGCACCGCAAGAAACAGAAATTAGCAGTTATGTTATTGGTGGTACTAAACAAGACGTAACTGAAGACACATTTAAGGGACTGAGTTTATAATGTTAACAATATATTCTAAAAACAACTGCGGTTATTGTGTACAAGCAAAAAACCTATTAAAAAATATTGATATTGAATTTGAAGAAGTAAACATCGAAGAAGATGCAGATCAAATGCAATTCATTTTATCTGAAGGACACAGAACAATGCCTCAAATTTACAAAGATGGTAAACTTTTTGTAGAAGGCGGCTATCAAGGATTAAAATCTCTGAGTGCTGATGAGATAAAAGAAAAAATCAATGGTATAGACACATCTAACTTAGGCTCAATCTAATGTACAACATAAATGAAATGATTGGTAAAATTATTACCATTCGAACCAATAACGGTCAAGAAATTATTTGTAAACTTAATGGTGTTGATGAAGATAAAAAGTTTTTGACTGTTGATAGACCCAAAGTGGTTTTTGTTAACCAAGAAGATGTTGTACTATTACCATTCTTATTGACATCACCATCACAAGAATTAATTCTTAGTACTAAAGAAATTTTTACTGTAGCAAAAAGTTTAGAATTAACTGCAAACGATTATAAAGATATGATCGAGCAAGAAATTGCCATGGAAGCTCAAGAATCAGAAAAATCTGAAGATAAATAATATTTATGGGAGCACCAATTGCAAGATTAGGAGATTTAGTAACTCTAGGAGTCATAGTTGGCCCTGGTGCTATACCTGTTTTTGGTGTTAATGTAAATGGTATTCCTGTTAGTCTTTTAGGTGATGCAGTATCATCACATGGTGAGCCACCTCATACTACAGCATTTATTGCACAAGGTGCACCGAGAGTAAAAGTCAAAGGATTACCACCTGCACACCTTGGCGCTCTAGCCACATGTGGACACCCTGTATCAGTAGGGTCACCTAATACATTTGTTGGATTAGTTTAAGAAAATACTTTATCTATTTCAACGTCTTTGATGTAATCTTCATCAAACTTTTTAGCAAACCATAATACCTTTTGTGCAAACAAATTGTGTGTTACGGCATCAGTTTTGCAAGTTTCTGTAGATACGTCCCAATCGGGAGAAAGCATTTGTGAAAACATTGTGTATTCTTCGTGACTTTTGAATACATGTCCAGATACAGAAATATAAAAATTTTCTGTTACAGATTCATTGTATTCTTCCTCAAAGTCTTCAAAATAGTCTTCGTTTGGAATGTAAGTTGAAACCAAAGGCTTTTCTAAAATACTTCTACCTTCAGGACTTGTTAAGAAAGTTCTTAATGATGTATGATTTTCAGTATTGCGTTGAACTTCAACTGGTTCTACGTCACCAAACTCTTCAAGTTCTGCAGTCCAATAGCCAGGGCCTTTGAAGTCTGTGTTAACATCTTCGGGCATAACATCGTATAACCATTCGCCCATTTGATCAATGATAGCACTACCTACAGCATCTTTAGCAATACCTGGTGTTAGTTTTAGGAAGATATCTTTCTTGTGACAATATTTGATAATATCAGGAATCTGATGTTTGTTGTGTTCGTATACATAAAATTCGATTAATTTATTATTGCAACTTTCAATAAACGAATCTATTTTACTCCACTTTGCTCTAAGAAAAACTTTGCCACACATGTCGTCAACACCGTCTAAAAGAACATGTATATAAGCACCAGTTTTATTAATGGCTTCGATTTTATCTTCGCCTGCCATACCGTAAGTTGTTATAATAAGTTTTTCGCCTAAGTCTGAAGCAAGTTCTGCAATATCTTCCCATTGCATAGAATCACCATATACTGATTTTGCGTATACAGATTCTCCTTCTTTGATATTAGAAATAATTTTTCTTACATCATCTATATCTAATTCCAAATTTGGATAAGAACGTTTGCCCCATCTATGCTGAAACCATTGGCCTTGTGAACCAACTGCATTAAAGACATTGTTTTTGGTTGTTAAATCAACTTCCATAAAAAACCTCATTATAATTTACTGTTGCTAGTATTTATAATGAGGTTTTATATTGTTAAAAAGTTTTTGATTAGTTCTTAAACGATGGTTTACTTGACGGTGCAACCTGATAGTTTACAACTTCGTCATATTCGTTATTTGAATTATCATAGTAGTAAGAACTTATGTTTCCGTCACTACTACCATCTACTTCGTTTGCATTTGTTGTATACAATCCAACACTGTATTCTTCAACAACAATAACGTTTTGAGAAGAATCAGCTTCATCTTGTATAACAGTTCCTTTTACAGCAAAGATATATACACCTGGTGATAAGTTAGCAGTACAATCTTCGTGTCCACTATTAATACTTACAACACCAGTAGCACCGTTGAATTCAATCCATGGTGGTAAAGGAGCAAAATCTAATACTGCAACATTTGCTGTTGCTGTAGAAGTAATACCTAAATCAACAGTTACGTTTGAACCACGTTGTACGTTTGCAATTCTACCTGATTGTGTACTAAACAATGTAGGAATTTGATTACTTACAGTAGTTACCATTGACTTGTAAACATCATCATAGTTAACATTTGCATTGTCGTATGTTAAATCGTTAACACCCCACATGTGACCTTCTGCTAAGAATCTCTCTTTGAGCTCTGGCGCACTTAATGCTGTATCACGTTGTGCATATCCTGCAATAGCACCTGACGCAATACCTGCCGCTAAACTAGTACCACTTGAAGTATTATAGTTAGACACATTGGCATGATCTGCTACACTAATATCAACTGCTAGTGCAAAACAATCTAATTGAGCACCGTAATTAACAAAACCGGAACCACCTGATGTAGTAGGACCATTTGTAAATGTTGTTACTTCGTTA